GTATTAGCCAAAATACCTTCGCCGGGAACTTGAATGGCAAAAGTATTTGGGGTGCCAAGGCTGGCAATATCCATCGTGTACAAAACCGCACCAGTAGCACTACCGTCACGAATCTCAAACGTAGCGGCAGTAGACGCTTTAGGGTTTACAACAATGCCCCGTAGTCTGGTACGGTCCCCGTAGTAGGAACCGGCGGCGCTAAGGTGCGCCGACTTAACGTCAGTCTGCATCATGGCGATGTGCTCCTATTAGGCTGCAACGCCATCAATCACAGCAAAGTTAATCACCGGAGTATCAGAAGTGGTTCCGCCCGTGGTGTAGAAAGTAACGGTGAAGCTACCAGCAGACACGGCAGTAACAAGCAAAACGTACAAATTGGTACCGGATGCTTGGTTCAAAATAATTACGTCGTTAGCACCAACAGTGCTATTGGTGACGGTAAAGCTGGCGGCAGTGGCAGAACCAGCGGCGGTAAACATGGTAATAGCACCACAACGCTTGTTAAGCGTCACGCCAGTAGTACGGCTTGTGCCTTGAGTTACAGCACCACCCGCGCCGGTTGCATAACCAACACCACCGGTACCCGTAGAAGTGATAGCACCAGTAGCAGTGAGAGAAGTTACAGTGGTGGCAGCGTCAAACGTAGCGTTGGTAGTAACCGCACCGGTGGTGGAATCAACAGAGATAGACTGAAAGCCGTTCTGCGAACGAACTGGGCCATTGAACGTGGTGTTAGCCATGATAATCCTTTCGTGTTGTAGCACATACTCCGCACAGTCTCTACAAAGTCTGCTAGGTCAGTCTGTGCAGATGGTTTCCTAGTAAATAAACAATATAACAAAAAGGGGGGTTTTTCAACCCCCCTCTAAACTACTTAAGCTCCGGGCGATCCAAACATGCCGAGCGGATCAGACCAGCCGAACGAATAACGCTCACGGGCCTTGTAACGAACGTTGCCGGTGTCGAAGTCTCCGTCCATCGAGGTAGCCATAGGCGTACGAACGAAGTGCTTCAGACCGTTGGGAACGTCAGTTGTCAGGAACCATGCATTGGTATCCGTCAGGAAGTGGTTAACTGCGTAGCCTTCAGGAATCGAACCGTTGTTCTTGATGGCGTTGATGTCATTGTCAGCAGTAGAAACACGGAGTTCGGTTTCAAGCAGACGAGTCGCAACGAACATCAGCGAAGGAGGAACGATCAGCTTACGGGGTTTAGCAGCAATCAGCAGGCCACGCTCGTCCGTCCAGCCAGCGATCTGAATAACGGCAGCCTCAAGGGAGGTTTCGTTCAGATCAGCAGCGGTAGCGGGCGTGTTGCTGTTTACACCACCAGAAACCAGCGGGTGCTGAGTCGAGAACAGGGCAACGCCATCACCACCGGTATAGCCAGAGGAGAAGCCGTTATTAAGGACAGAAGCTGCCTTAACCTGTTTGGTGTATGACATAGCACGGGCCAGAGCCTTGGTGTAGCGGGCGGACAGGGAGTCATAGAGGTTGTCCTCAATTGCCTCTTCCGTCAGCGAGAATCCAAGAGCGATGGTTTCGTGGTTATAGCGAGCAGTGAATGCCTCCTGTCCATTATCGTAAGCGATTGCCTGACCTTCATTCTTCACGGGTGCAGCTGAGAAGCCTGAAAGTTTGGTCTCTTCTTCGAACGAACGCTCGGAGGTTTCGGTTTCGAAAATCTCTTTATGCTCTTCACCATAACGAGCATACTCAAGACCGAACAGTGCGTTCAGTCCGGGGAGAAGTTCTTTTAGTAGTTGGGCGCGTGAAATAGCCATGATTTAATCTCCTTAAGCACCAGTGGCGTTGGTGTAGCTGTGCCAACCGGCATTCCACACAACACGAACTTCGGGATAACCAACAAAAGTAATAGCAGTACTGGCGGCCAGAGTAATTGCGCTGGAAACCGTTACGGTCGTAGTGCTGATGTTGGTTACAGTGATGTAGTTACCTGCAAGCGAACCCGTGCCAGACGGAGCGATGAGCTGCATTCCGGGCTTGATGGCGGTGTTTGCTGCGGTCAGCGTAACCGTCGTGCTGGAGCCAGAAGTGCTACCGGTAGCGGCAACAGAAACAGCCGTATCGGGCACAACAGCAACAACGCGGAACGGGGCTGCGGTAGTAACGCGAACGTTACCAGAAGTACCGGAGCTGATAGCGCCACCCGTCAGGATAACTGCGGAGTCACCGGTCGTCGTGCTGCCCGTATTTCCGCTAAGGGAGTACAGGTTGCTGCCCACAAATGCAGGGTTAGCGTAGCCAATGGTGGTTCCAGAGTTGGCAAGCGAGGTGCCTTGAACGCCCATAACACCTTGGAAAACGGTGCGGGGGTCGTCAATAACATAGGCAAGTGCGTCTTGGGCAACCGTACTAGCAGGCCAGTACTGAGCGCGAATACGCTGGTTGGTGCCGGGGTTTGTGTACTCACAGCCAACGAACACGCCAATCGCACCGTCAATTACCGTGGTGGGGCTGGAAGTGGGATCGTAGTTGTAGAGCGCAATTTTTCCGCTACCAATCTTTACGATGTCGCCGTAAAAAACGTTAGAACTAAAGCCGGTAGAAATCGGGATCATGCGGGTAGAACCAGCATAAGGAAGTCCACCAAGCTCATTTACCGCTTTTAGCCCGTAGGGGGCCGAAACAGTGGGATAAGCCATTTTAAACTCCTAAAAAGTTATTTTGTTCCAGAACCAAAATTTCCGCCCCGTGTCGTAGTGGACTTCTTTTCACTAAACAGCGGCATGCGGGGATCGTTGTTTCTCATAAAGTGATTATCAACAGAATCATTCTGGGCTTGTGCTTGGGTGCGGTAGTACTCATTCCGTGCCGCAACCATCTCAGACGGCATCTTGCAAAGCAACAATCCGCCCAATTCCACATTCCCATTTTTATTCGCAGCGAGCTTAAGCTCGGGGTGATCCTCTGCTCGCACTGGCTCCCAGCCTTCCCGGAATTTCTTGGATACGTTAGACGGCGTTTCCTCACCTAATACAGAAACAGCAATCCAACGGAACTCCCAGCCGGGTTGAGGGTTGGGGACAGGCAGAGTACTGGGCGGTGTATACACGGCCCGAGCAGTGTTCTCACGTGTCTGAAGGTCACGACTTGTACGAGTGTTTGACATTTAAGCCTCCGAAGAAAGTTTAGAAATCTCTTTTGCATACTGCTCATTGGTAAGTCCAAGCCGCCTTGCTAAAGCCTCCTGCGACTTTGTAAGCCTTACGACTTTTTTACCTGCAGTACGTGTTGCGGGCGCTACAACGGTAGCGGGTTTCTTCGTCACGGCCTGTCTTGTAACACCGAAAAAATCGGGAAACACTTCGCGCATGCGAGCGTTAATCCGCTCGTAGTACTCATCAGTGCGGGGATCCTGCCCCGATTCGACCAGCTTTTTGTGCACAGCCAGTGCAAGGCTCGTCATCTCGTCGTCCTGCCCAAACCATTGATTTTGTTGTTGCCAACGCATCGCTTTTTGATCTGGCACCGGAACTGGCTGCGTAATATTTTGACTATATACAGGTTCTTCTGAAACTTGTAAAGACTGTACAGAAATATTTTTTGCTTGGTGCTGTTTCAGTTTTGCGTCAGTCAACAGCTCCTGAGCTTCCATAATAGCGTCAGAATCGTAGCTTTCCTGTGCTTCTTTTAGCTTCCGACGCGCCATCTCCAGCTCAATATCGGCTTTAGTCTGCAGTGCGTCAACGTACTCTTGGCTTCCAGTATTAATTGCACCTCGAAGTTTTTTGTTTTCTTCGATCAATCTCTGGGCTAGAACTACTGCTTCTTCACGCTCACGCAGGGCAGCCTCTTTAGCACGGCGCTCATCGTGCCGGGCATGGGTAAGCTCTTTCATCCTCTTCTGGACTTTGTCCCCATACTGGGCAATCTCATCATCCGAGGGATCTTCTACCTCCCGGTCAAGCGGCTTACGGCCTCTATCCTGTTCGGGGGTGTCGTCTATAACTTCAATCTCTACATCGCCTTCTTCAACTTCTACTTCAGCAACGAGATCTTCTTGCTCATCGGGAAACTTAAAATTCTCAGACATGGCTCTCTCCAAGTTAAGCGCGGCTATATCCGCGAGGGTCTTCAACAACGGCCTCAACCTGATCGTCATTAATCAGGCGGAACTCACGACCGTGAATTTTAAAACGAGTTCCTGAGTAAGCACGCACTAACACAAAGTCTCCTTCCTTACACCATGCGCCGGTGGGGAACTTGGCTTCATCCTTATACGCTTCAGATCCAATACGCATCACAAACAAAACCAGCGTGCCGTTCTCTTCTACTTTGGTAATAGATTCCGGCTTTAGGATTCCAGATTCGTATTTGTCATCTACTTCAGGTACTGCGCAAAGAATTTTCCAACCTTTGGGTTCTGGCAACTGCGTTGCCTTTCTTTCTTCAGTCATCTGCGTCTTCCACGTTTTTGGCAAGGTCAAGTAAGTACCGCTCTGCGATGGCTAGACCCCGGATCACCCCGCATAATTCTTTGTACTCTTCGTACGTCTTACAGCCGCCGGTAGCAACATCATCGGCGTAGTTATTCATGTCTTCGCGGATCTTACCCCGTAGTACTTCTACAAATTTATCAATCACTTAGCGCCACCTTTCAGTGCGTCGATTGCTGTTTTAAACCCGGCTTGCTCGTTCTGGCTGGCAAGTTTTTCTTTCTCGTGCTGCAGTTTTGTCATCGTCTTGAACCCGTCAGCCTCGAACTGTTGAGATAGTTTCTGTCTCTCAAGCTCCAGTTTCTCCTGCTCAAGAGCAAAGTCAGCCTGATCTTTCTGCGCTTTACGCTGCTGCTCTGCCATCTGGATCTGAATCTTCTGCTGCTCCAACTGCATGACCGGATCCTGTGCCTGCTGTTGGGCTTCCTGTTGAGCTGCCTGTACCTGACTCTGAGCCAACACCTGCTGAGCTCCTTCTGCAACCATGCGAGATAGTTCAACTTCTGCCTCTTCAGGTAGCTTGGTATCGGGGTGCGGCAAGGGAATACCCACTGCATCTTGCACCTGCCTGCGATATGCGTATCCCAAGTGCTCAGCAATATGCGCCTGCATAGCCGCCATCATTACGGAAGCCTGCGGGTTCTGCCCCAACATCTGCGCCATCTGGGGGTCCTGCATCATGGAGTTGTGCACTGCAATATGCGCTGCGTGGTCTTGGTACATGAACGCTTTTACGGGCTTCATCTTCAAGATGTTCATGTTCTCCGTCAGGGGATCCTTCGGAGTCTCATCATCTGGCAGCGGAACAAGCTTGGCGGCATTTTTAATACCTAACACCTCAAGCATCTGGCGGTGCAACATGGGGATGTCGTAGACTTGCGGGGCTTGCTGGGCAAGCTGAATAACCGCCTGATACTGCACAACCCGCTGAGACATCGTAGCCGCGTTGGGGTCGCTGACCGGAATAATATCTACATGGTCGTAGTCGGATTTTTTTACACTGCGATCCGCACCCTCAACGTCGTAGTTGTATGAGTCGTCGGTGTAGTCCCTGATGATGGCTGCCAGCAGGCGAAGCTCTTGTTTAAACGCAAAGTGAACCCGAGCCTGAACTGCAGACATTACCTTGAGCATGCGCTCCAACAGAGCCAGCGTTGTACCGACCGGGGCCTGCGCACTCATGTCGCTGACCTGCATATCCGCTGTTGCCGCAAAACGACGGCCTTCCTCAACAATCTTATCTAGCAGAGCGGACAGGACGGCAGACGGTTCTTTATAGGGCAGGGGCATGATGTTGTCCCGAATAGACCCGGAACCCACATCCACATCTCGGAACTCGCCCGGAGCAATCGGCGTGTCATCGCCCTTAATTCTCAGACCCCGAGCTTTCAGTCCGCCCGGCAGGTTAGCCAATGTACCCGCATCCACCAGCTGTCTCATGATGGACGTTGCCGATTTAGCGTATCCCCCAATCAGGTGAAACAGTCCAAAGCCGTACGCCCCAAAGCCGGGGATATATTGATAGTGTACGAAGTGATTGCGTTTAGCTTTGGTCGGATCGTCTTCGTAATAGTTGCGGCGTATGGACAAAATGTCGCCTGTATGGCTTAGCACCGTTACTACGTATGGCAGTGCAATACCGTCTTCATCTTCGTACCCGGGCAGATTCAGAGAGACGTGCGACTCGTACAACTCATAGCGCTCGTCGTGCATGGCTGAGAAGCCAGTCTCTTCGTCTTTCTTTTTCTGCAGGTCGTTAATCTGCTTGGGGGGATCTGGCAGCTCGATGTCTCGGTAAAAACCAGCGGCTTGCAGCTTCTTAATTTCGTTTTCTGTTTTACGCATGCGGTGCGTTACGCGCTCGCATGTATCTAGGTTAGACGCTCCATACGGCAGAATAATGTCTTCGGCTGGAACAAACACAGAGATCTGGCGCTGCAGGCTGGGATCGTAGTACACCTTCTTAAATGCTGATCCCGTTGCTGGCAGGTTCCATAGCATGCGTTCGTGTTCCGGCCTAAACTCCGTCATGCGCTCTGTGAGCTCGTAGTTCATGTTGGCCTTAATACGGGCCGCCGCCTGATCTTTCTCTGGGCTGTCTTTACCAATAATCTGCGTCTTGACGGGGCCTTGCGCGGGGAACGTCTCCATAATGGTTTCGCTCTGGAACCGCACAACCGCCTCAGTAATCATCGGGTGAAACACACCGCACGCCCCATCCCACGGTTCTGTGCGCTCTTCATACTTCAAGCCCATCAGCACAAGGCCATTTTTATATGCCTCTTCCCAGTCTTTACGGGAGTCAATATCGTTTTGGATGTCCCCTAGCAAATCGCCAGACAGAGACTCCAACTCCCCGTCATCTATTTCTTCTGCAAGGTTCATACTGAAATCGGGCTCTGCATCTGGATCGATGCTTATTTCCATATCGCCCATTTTGATGTTTACTTCTTCCGGGTCGATGATTTCGATTTCAAGCTCTGGCTCACCCTCAAGAGCGGCAGCTTCTTCGGCTATTCCGACTGGGGCTTTGTATAGAGATTTATCAACAGCCATATAAGTCCTTAATAGTAAGCAGCCTTACGGGCCCGCCACATCGGCGCATCATCAACTTGGTCAGAGTCTAGCGAAATAAATCCGCCTTGTCTAAATCTTAACAGTGCTTGCGATGTTGTGTCTACAAAGTCGTCATGTTCTCCAACTGGGAAAGCCGCAATTTCTTCTATTACCTCTCGCGCCCACCGAGTGTCTGGAGCCCACACCTTGCCAGATGCAAATAAATCTGATACTGCATTAAGGCGCACAATCTTATCATTGCCTCTGCTGGGAGTAAACTCTTGCACTGGGATACCCATCCTACGCAATTCTTGAATCAACGGTCCACCCGCCGCTTTTTTCTCCACAATAAACGCATCAGGCTCCCACTCCTTATAGTGCTTAAGCGCCGATTCTTTTAGTTCCGGAAAAGTCATCCGTGCTTTAAATGCATCGAGCAGTATCAGATGCGGCGAGTCCCCCTCCTCCTCGTTATACCAGACACCCCACGTAGTGCAGGCGCTATAGTCCGAAGTTGTTTTGGTTTCGTGGGCCGTATCCCAAGACTGAATAATAAACTCGCACTTCGGTGGATTGTCTTTTGGCCACATCTTCCACATCTCGCGGCGAACCATAGCCGCTTCTTCTGCCGTGGGGTCCTGCATATACTGCGCGTTCCAGTAGCGTGGATCCATCCCCGCTTTTTTAGCCATCAACTGCTCAACAGGCCACTGCTCTGGCCACAGGCTTTTACCAGATGGAAGAATTGCAGGCAGCTCAACAATCTCCCATGTGTCTGCGTCAGGGTTTTTTGTTTGGAAATCAAGCAGCCGCCCAGTTAAATCAATCAGCGACCACCGAGTCATCACGACAATTATTCCACCGCCCGGCATAAGTCGCTGCAGCGGTCCAGTCTGAAACCAAGACCAAGCATTATCAAACGCCAGCCTACTATTTGTCTTTACATCTTGTTCAGAATGAGGGTCGTCAATAACGAACAGGTCGGCACCACGACCTGCAAGAGCACCTCCAACACCGACGGCGTAATATTGACCCCCAAGTGATGTGCTCCACTTGCCAGCTGCCTTCTGATCTTCGGCAATAGCTGTGTTAGGAAATATTCTTTTGTATTCATCAGCATCGATAAGATTCCTTATTCTGCGACCAAAATCTTCTGAAAGCGACGCGGTGTGCGTAGCCATAATAATCTTTTTCTCTGGGTATTTACCCAGAAACCATGCCGGAAACAGATAAGAACTAAACTCAGACTTACCCATACGCGGGGCGATATTAATAATTACCCGTTTCTTCTTACCCGACAGCACGTCATCAAATATTTTTGCCAGCTTTCTGTGATGTGCCCCCTCTTTAAACCCGGGATATACCTCCTGAGCAAACGAAATTACGCTGTTTTGCGCATTTACTATGCGCGTTCTCTTTTCTTTTTCGTCCAGAGCCTCTAGAAAATCTAACTTCTCTTGCGTTGTCATCGTAGACAACAATAACTGCATCTCTTGTTCACTCACTTGCTTAGTCATTTGCGCTTATTTGCACGTCTTCAGGCTTTATGTCGATGACATTGTTTAGGCGGTTTAGCTTCTCCTTAATCTTCGCATCGAGTTCAGTGTCTGTAAGGTCAGTTTTCTTAATCTCCATACGTTCCGTGAAGAGGGCGACCTCCGTGACCTTTCCCAGAAGCTCGATAGCCCGCAGCCGGATCCTTGCATCGGGGTGATTCGTCTCTTCCACGAGTTTTGCAACGGCCATCCCCCGCAATTCTTTAGCTTGGTTAACAAACTCCCAATCATACGCGGTCAACATAGCTACGACATGCCGAACTGCCTCAGGGGTTTCTACTTTTAACAGCAAATCCTTGACTTGTTTTGGCTTTGTATTAGTTGTAAGCGCAACAAATGCCTCCCGCGCTGCCGATGTCTGCGCCACATCCAGCATCTCCTCATCGTCTTCTACGCCCAAAGACTTTATCCAGTCCGACGTAGCGACCTGAGCATTAAACATTTCGTTGGGTGTCGCTTTTTCGACAGTAACAACCACCTCTGCCGGATTAGTCAGCACCTCGGGAGTGAATTCAATTAAGTGATCTAGCACTTGCGCTCCGTTTTTTACAGTGTATACTCGCTATCTGTAGCTTGTGAAGACTTTCTTCATGGTTACTTCTCCTTCTTGGTGGGTGATCCCACTTTGTCCCCCAGCGCTGCTGGGGGTTTTTTTACCTTTGTATGTCTAAACTTTGACAGAACTGCTAGGTTTTTTCTTAGGTTTTTTAGCCCGTTTCTTTTCCAGCTCTTCCTCGTAGTGCAGCTTTCTGTGGCAGTTGGCGCACAGCACAATACACTTTTTTATTTCCTCAAGGGCCCGCGCATACGAACCGTTACCGACCAGCTTGTGCACCTTCTCATTCGATTTGTCTCTAACCACGTGGTGAAAATCAAATGTCGCGGGGTGGTTCTCCCCGCATCTTTCGCAAGATAGCGTTGCTTTAAACGCTGCCCACTCTGCTCTTAGTGACTTCTTTCGGTTTGCCGAGCGTTCTATGTAGCTCTGTTTGTTGTTTTCGTAGTGCGCCTTGGCGGCGGCTTTTTGTATTTCTGGAAAATCTGCGCGTCTTTTCTTTTTCTTCTCGAGTATTTTTTCTTTGTTTGCTGCGTAGTACTTCTTACTCTGCTCTCGCTTTCTTTCCTTTTTGTCCAAGGTACTTTCTCCAGTAGCACGTTGTTTCAAAGGCGTATGGCCATTTGGGGTCGTACATTCTGTATCCGGCTTTAATGAGGTTGTTTGCACTTTGTGTGTTCTGGTTTGTGTCGCTAATCATGTACGCCCAACCTAGGCGGCGCGCCATCCGTTCCCTAACTAAAATCAACCGCTTTTGTATTCCTCTGCCCCTGTGCAGCGGTGCAACTGCTGCTCTCCACAAATATCCCGTGTCACTCCATCGGGTAGAACGACGCATCGCGGCGAAGCCTACCACATCTGTCTGATATTTGACAACCCACCAGTAGCCTTCAGTGGGTTCGAGTACGTCGTCTTCGGGGAAGCACTGTTTGTGTAGGCGCACGATGGCCTTGGTTGCTGAGGTATCTGTCAGCTTTATTTTTTGGATTTTGTAGGGGTTGGCTTGCATGGCTCGCCGAGTTTAGCGCGGGTTTGTTTAGATATGTGTTGTCTATTATTAGACATAGTTGGACAAAATTTTTTGGAGTGGTTACGGAATAGTGATCTTGTCCGCCGCCCAGCCCCACCCAAAAAAGGGGGGATACCCCCACGGTGGGGTCTGCAAAACTCCAAAACTGCTCGGCTGGCTTAGAAGCAAAAACCCTGCCGTGGTATAATAGATGTATCGGTTGGGTTTGCCAGCCGATCTGATGCCCCGCCAGTTGCGGGGCTTTTGTTTTTGGGACACCTGTCCCAAAGACTTCTTAAGGAGAAGAACCATGCAGAACCAAAAAACACTTAGTGCGCTTTACCTCGGCTATCTCAAGGCAGGTAATCAACTGAGCGAGGCATTGCTTAGTAGGCTTCGGGGCGGGTACTTGCCCGCAGGGGACATTGCGGAGTTAGCAGAGTCTCATGCGCTTCACTATGATTGCTTTGTCAGTCAGGCGAGCAATGGCGGGTATCGCTTCTTCACGAGCGAGGAGGCAGTTAGCAGTAATCGTCATGAAGCCGCACAGAAGCAATGGAACCGCACTATCGCCAAGTATCACAAGGTTGCACAGGACGGGCGAGGCGGAGCCAAGAAACAGAAGGTTGATGCCGTTGCCAAGTTGCTCAAGGCGTTCGAGGCATTGAGTAAGGCAGAGCAGAAGCGATTCCTCGCTTCCGTTTGACAGTTTCACAGCGTTGCAGTTGTGCGAGCGAGGGGTGTTCAGCGGTTAGGGACACCCCTTTTCTTTTTGGGACACTTGTCCCAAACCACTTGAAAGGAGTAAGCCATGTCAAAGAAGAAAACACGCGAGCAGATACTCGCCGAGTACGCACCCAAGCGTTACAAGTTAGAGGTAGAACGCAAACAACTCGCCTCATACAAGGCTCAGAAACGCACAGGAAGCCCTCCCAAGGCTCGATGGTTCCCCACCTACATGGAACTATCGTCAACCGATTCTTGAGCCGTTTAGGGGGCTTGGCGAGGGTGTTGCCGCCAAGCCCAGTATTTATAAGGGTGCGTCCACCTGTCCCACCGATTCAGTCCTACTGTCCACCACCCGTGGACAGCGCAAACCCAAGCCCCACAACGATTCAGCGTCCACCAGTCCAGCATGACTACATATATTTATATTTAATAATATTTATATATATCTCTCTCTATAAGTGGACGAACTTTCTTCTTTCTAGTCTGCCTTTGCTTTATATTTATTCTAGTAGTCATGCCGTACTGGTAGAGATCAAACCCAAGCCCCATAAGGCTTCCAGCCGACCACCACTGCTGGACACTTGGACTGAATTGGTGGACGCACTGGACACGACCTGTCAAACCTTTTACACTTGGAGCACACCATGAAAAAAGCAACCCCCTCCTTCTGCAACCTCGTGATTGTCAAACAGTACGAATCACCCGAGGAGTACCGCAAGCGTTTGACAAACTACGCACCCAAGTACCCGCTCCTCACACCCGAGGTCATCGATGGGCTAGTCGAACTCCTGCGCCATAAAAACACCCAAGCAAAAGCCGATGCCCTGCGCCGCGCCCGAGGAGAAAAGTTCGCCGTCTGCTATCAAGAACTGGACAACCAAATTCGCGCCCGCCTAAAAGTGCTGGCAAACAAACGCAACTACATACGCACCGCCGTGAGCCTGAGCGACCCATGTAAAACCGCAGGCTTTGACTTCATTACCCAATACCGCGCCATCCTCAACGAGGTGCGCAACCAACTACGCGAACACAAGCGGCTGGGCAAGAACCCCCCGCAGACATGGCAGGAGTTAGTCGATGCCCATATGTCAAACGATTTACACGAGCGGCACAGAGCGTTGCCGTTTGAGATACGAGACAGGTTCGAAATAGATTTTGGGACACCTGTCCCAAAACCGAAGGGGGCGGTATCCCCCACATAAAGGAGAGTAGCCATGTTTAAACCACAGCAAGCCGCACTACTAAAAGAGTTTGCCAAGCACCTACCCAAGGAGCCAAGCAGACCAGACTGCACGGCAGTCACACAGGAGTCATTCGCCGCACTACTTAGACCGCGCACCAAACGCATACTAGATATGAACGAGGGGCGCAGCGAGTGGCAGGAGTTCACCCTGACTGTGAACAAACTTAAATAAACGAAAGGAGAAGGAGCCATGAAAATTCAGACTAAAGAAAGCGTGTTCGATCTGATTCGGGGCAACCGAGAGTCTTACGGCTGGATAATTGACTTGGCGATGCTGCGGGATCGTGCAGGTCTGGCGGGCGTACCCAACACGAATATGCTCACGCAACTTGCCGACACCCACGAGGTGACTTCAAGCATCCCATCCGACTTACGCGAAACGGAGTGGCTAAAGGATAGGCTCGGTGACTGCGTCACAAACTGGGTCTGGAATAACGATGCTTGGGAGAAGTTCGAGCCGATATTCGAAACCATGATGCCAGATGATTTATTTTGGATATGGCGCGAGTATCACTGGTTCAATACTGGCAAGTATCAACCGCCTCTGTTTGTCGAGCAGTTTCGCAGTCTTGACTTACAGGATCGACACCTGTCGTTGTGGTGGCATATGCCGCACATATCCCTGAACGAGCCGACCATGGTTGCATACACACCCTCGGTTCAGTATGGCAAAGATGATCGTCAAGTGGTGATGAAGGTCGGGCGATATATTCAGAAGTTTTACGGGGACTTGCTGGCGCCTGAGGTCATTCGGTCTATGGCAGACGGGGTGAAGAAGTTCGACATTCACTTTGGGGACACACGGGAGTACTTTCGTGGTGTCTACGAGCACGACAATTTAGGTTCTTGTGGGTCGTGCATGACTGGGTCAGTAAGCAGATTCGATGTTGTCGGGGACTACCACCCAGTCGAAGTGTATGCGAGCGGTGAGTTCAGAATCGTCTGGATGACAGATCCGTTCAGCAATAACACGCCGTATGTTGCTCGGGCTATCGTGCATGAGCCGTCTAAATCTTTTGTCCGTGTCTATGGCGTAGAAGCCAGCGCGTTGCGGGACAGGCTAGAACTCATGGGGTATTTCATGGCGGACAGTTGGCCTGTTGGTGCGCGACTGCTGGAGATTAAAGACGACAACGACGACGACGACAGTGTATATGTCCTGCCGTATATCGATGGCAGCAGAAAGACGGTAAAACTTACAGATACGGGGTTCGTCATCTGTGATAGTTCAGGCGACTATGACTTTTACTGCTCCGATACTAGAGGTGTGTATGGACGCAAATCTAGCACAGCCTACTGCGAGGGGTGTAACACCGATGTCGATGTCGACGACCCAGACGACCTTGACTGGGAGTATTCAGATTATTACGGTCATTATCTCTGCCACGGTTGCACAAACCACGGAAGGTATGTGGTGGCGGTTGGTCGACACGGTCGTGAGGACTGGGTACATGGAGAGCATGTCATCTATGTAAACGATCGTGCGTATCACGATAGTTATCTGCAGGAGAATGACATCGTGTATTCCGATGCCGCTGATGAGTATCTACATCGAGACGACGCCGTGGATGCCGAAGGTGATGGGGTTGTACCCATATCGGATGCGCTGATGATGGCTGACGGGGAATGGCGGTATGTCCCAAGTATGCAACTGTTTGTTGAAACAGCCTTTGTATTTGTGAGGCAGACGGACGGGGGGTTCGACTGCTACGAAGAGGGTCGTGAGAACGACGATGAAATACTCGCGCAGTTACGGGCTGAAGCACGAACCGTAGTAGATGACCTAGGCAATCTCGTGATGCCAGATATATTCACGGCGAGGGAAGTGCTGGAGCGCTACGCCTTTTCCACTAGAAAAATCTGTGAGTTTATGCGGAGGATAGGTCTTAGCAACCTCAACTACTACGCCATCAATCTATGTATCCACGGACGATAAAGGAGAACAAGCCATGCTTAAAAGACTACACGCAATGCTTACATACAAGCGTAAGCACAATTCAGAATCAGAGGAACAATGGATTGAAAAGTTTCTCGCCCCGTATGGTATGACCAATCTCAACGACATGGCACTCGTTGTAATAACCGATGATAAGTCGCGCACCCTGTTCTCTTGTCACACCGACAGCGTTCATCGCACCGAGGGTAAGCAGATCGTTAAGTTCGACAAACAAACCAGCGAGTACTATAAGGATGACGGCGAGGCTTTGGGTGCGGATGATGCCGCTGGTGCTTGGCTCATGCTGGAGATGATTGATGCTAATGTGCCAGGAACTTATGTATTCCACAGGGCTGAAGAGGTAGGCGGTATCGGCTCAAGATTCTTGGCTGCACACTATGACGAATTCCTGAAAGGGTATGACCGCGCGATTGCGTTCGACAGGCGGGGTTCGACAAGTGTCATCACGCATCAAGGCATGGGGCGGTGTTGTTCAGATGTGTTTGCCGAGGCTCTATCGGATGCGTTAAACAAGAACGAAGCGTGTATGTATATGCCCGATGCAACTGGGATATTTACAGACACCGCCAACTACACGGAGATTATCCCCGAATGCACCAACATCTCATGCGGCTACTCAAACGAACACACAGCCAAAGAGAGACTGCACCTGCCCACGCTGCTTGCCTTGCGTGAGGCTTGTTTGCAGGTGGACTGGGAGAGCCTACCAACTGAGCGCGATCCGACCGTGCCCGACCCCGAGGACTACAACTATTTGTACGCGGACACAACCAACAAGAGTATCTACAACATGAGCCGCTCGGAGATGGTGGACATGGCGTATGTAGACCCCGAGACATTCGTTGACTTGGTTCGCAAGGAACTGCTAGGCGAGGACAGTAAGTACGACGACTACGCATACGATGAAAGTTTTAAGTACGCGTATGACTACGACTATGGATACGACTACACCGTACGCAGGAGGTGAGTATGAATAAAGCAGACAGACACTTCGTGCGCCAGCGCAGGGCGCGAGGCATTAAATGGCAGTCCCGTAAGAGAGCA